AGGAAATTCTACAGGAGAAACAAGCAAGACTACATTTGGAGGGTATAAAATTGGCTAATTTATCAACAAAAATTACATTATATTTAAAAGCAAATTCTGTTAATTCAGTAGATTTTTTGTCAGATGTTAAATTACAGAATGATGGAAGTGGAGATTTTATTTCTGAATGGAATATTGATTCAGTAGCTAAACCCTCAGATTCGCAATTAGCTTCCTATGAAACTGCTGGTAATACTGAAGAAAGCAATGAAACAGTAAGAGCAAAAAGAAAAGATTTATATGGTAATTTGGGAGACCAACTTGATGAAATCTATGCAGACATAGATGCTTGGAAAACAAGAATTAAAAAAATTAAAGATGATAATCCTAAAAGCTAATGGACAGTAGAACCATACATGATATTGCAAAAGAAATGGAAGCACATGAAAGAGAGTGATTACATGGGTAATTCTGATGTTACCATGAGTAGTGCTTGGAAAACTTATCGTCAAGAATTAAGAGATATGACAGATGGATTAGATACTATTGATAAGATTAATAATGTAACTTGGCTCACAGAACCATCATAAATAGAACTATAAGGAAAGAATAACATGGCAGCAATTATCACAGAAAAATTTAGGTTGAACAATGCAACTCAGTTCTTTGAATCTTTTTCAGAAACAGATGAAAGATATTATATGTTCATTGGTAAATCATCACCATTTACATCTGGTACTTCTGGTGGTTCAGATACATCTCCACCAACACCCATAGATGATGTTACTTCAGAAAATTATAGATGGGATTCAATGATAGGTGCTAATCAAATTGCTTCTTCAGATGTTTCAAAGGTTGTAAATCGTAGAACTTTTGTTTCAGGAACAACTTATGATATGTTTGAACATAATATTAGTTCTTCAAACCCAGCTAATAATTCTGGTGCAACTAATTTATTTGATTCAACTTTTTATTTTATAACCGCTGCGTTTAGAGTTTACAAAGTTTTATATAATTTAAATTCAAGTGGTAACACTTTTGCATTATCAAGTGAACCTACTTTTACTTCACCAGTAAAACAATTTGTCGGTGGGTATTATCTTCAGTATATGTTTACTTTAACGACAACTGAAATTAATAAATTTTTAACAACAGACTTTCACCCATCAACAACTGATTCAACAGTATCGGCTGCAGCTACAACTGCACATGGGGGTTCTGCTCCGTATAATGGTGCACCAATAGATGCCTTTGTTGTAACAAGTCAAGGTAGTGGTTATCCAGATGGAACATATTATGCAAAAGTTCAAGGTGATGGTTCAGCTGCAATAATAAAACTTGTTGTAAGTTCAAATGTAATTACAAGATTTGGTGAGACCGGTGTTTCTGCTGTACAAGTTGACGGAACAGGTTATACTTTTGCAACTGTTTCTCTTGCAGGTACAAACATCTATACTAATACAGGTGCATCATCTTTGATTTCAGGTTCAACATTAACAAGTTGGAACTCTGCAACTGCTGGTGCAATCACTCCTATCATATCACCAAAAGTTGGTCATGGATTTAATGCCTTAGATGAATTAGGTGCTCATTATGTAATGATGAATACTAAATTAGAACAAGATGAAGGCAGTGACTTAACAGTTGAAAATGATTTTAGACAAGTAGGTATTGTTAAGAATCCATCACAGTTTGGTAGTGCTACTTTATTTAGTTCTTCAACTGCAAGAATGAGTTCTGCCGTATTACTTGCTTCAAATTCTGGTGAGTTTGAAGTTGATGAAAAAATTACTCAAGCAACATCGGGTGCTGTAGGTAGAGTAGTAGAATGGGATTCAAACAATAAAATTTTATATTACCATCAAGAAAGATTTTCAGATTATGGAGTAGATTCAAGTTCAAATGCAACAGCATTTTCTTCAACAACTACAATTACTGGTGGAACTTCAAATGCAACGGGTGTTCCTTCTTCAAGTTCATCAACTGTTGATAGTGCTGTATTTTCAAGTGGTTATTCAAATCCAGAAATGGAACCAGATAGTGGAGACATCATATACATAGAAAATAGAAGACCTATTTCAAGAGCTTCTGACCAGACCGAAGATATAAAAATTATAGTGGAGTTCTAAATGGGACAAAAAACAGATTTAAATGTTTCACCATATCATGACGATTTTGATGAATCAGATAATTTTCATAGAGTATTATATAGACCAGGTTTTGCTGTTCAGGCAAGAGAATTAACAACCCAACAATCTATTCTTCAAAATCAAATTGAAAGAATGGGAAGACACATCTTTAAAGAAGGTGCAATTGTTATTCCTGGTGAAATTGGTTTTATAGATGAATACTATGCAGTAAAATTACAATCTACATTTAATGGTGTTTCAATTACTTCTAATGCAAGTTCTTATGTTGACACAATTATTACTGGTACAACTTCTGGTGTAAAAGCACAAGTAATTGGTCAAACTGCAGCTGATAGTACGGACCCATTAACTTTATTTGTAAAATATATTAAACCTAGTGATACAGACCAAGAAACTCAAACTTTTACAGACGGCGAGAATATTAAATCTGATGCTGCAATCGGTACAGCTTCTATTAATCAAGAATCTGCTGTTTTACAAGCAAGTAACGCAACGGCAACTGGGTCAGCTTCTTATGTAAATGCTGGTGTTTATTTTATTCGTGGTCATTTTGTAAGAAGTACTACACAAAGAATAGTTTTAGACAAATACACAAATACACCTTCATATAGAATTGGTTTTACAATTACAGAAAATTTAACGACTCCTGAAGGTGATACTTCACTTTTAGATAATGCAACTGGTTCTTCAAATGTAAATGCAAAAGGTGCACATAGATTAAATTATACCTTAACTCTTGATAAACTTTCTTTAAATTCAACTGCTGATACAAACTTTGTAGAATTAATGAGATTATCTAATGGTAGGGTTCAAATGAAATCAAGACCTACTGAATATTCAGTTCTTGGTGATAACCTTGCAAGAAGAACATATGATGAATCTGGGCATTATACTGTAAGAAGATTTCAAGTAGACCCAAAAGAATCTTTAGATGATGGATTAAATCAAGGTGTATATACTTCAGCACAAACAACTGATTCAGGTAACACGCCTTCAGATTCTATAATGACTTTACAAATATCTCCAGGTAAAGCATATGTAAGAGGTTATGAAATTGAAAAGGCAAATCCAACTTTTGTTGATATAGATAAAGCAAGAACAACGGATACACTAAATGCTGCTGTAACTCCAGTTGAAGTTGGTAACTTTGTTAAAGTTACAAATGTTTATGGTTCTCCAGATATTAGTCCAGAGATTTCTGGTGAGATTGCAATACCTTATAGAGAAGTTTCTTTACACGATAATTTTACATTAGCCAAAGATAGTGGTTCTGCAAAACGAGGAACAGAATCTGGTTCACTTCAACCAAATCTTTCTGGTAATCGTATTGGTGTTGCAAGAGTAAGAGGGTTTGAATTAAACTCTGGAACAGGTTCAACAAACTTATTAACTGATGCTGAAGATAGTGATGCAATTTTTAATACATATCTTTTTGACATTAAGATGTTTACAGAGTTAGTATTATCTGACACACCAAACACAGGAATTACTGTTGGTGATAAACTAACAGGTGTATCTTCTGGTGCAACTGGTTTTGTAGAAAGTTCTGGAGGTGGTGATGATTTAGTTTTAGATAGAACCGCAACACCTAATGTTGATGCAGGTGATAATATTCTTTTAGAAGAAGGTACTGCTGTTGATGCAGATGATAAAGTAACTCTTGAAGCAAGTTTTCTACCAGAATTATATTTAACAAGTGTAACAGGTATCTTTACAAATGGTGAAAAAATTAAATCTTCAGGTTCATCAGAAAGTGATGAGATTATAGAAAATGCAGATAATGTAGATGTACACATTGCTCAAGACCCTAAAACTTTTGACTTTGGTATGGTTCATTCTATGTTTATGAACGACCCATCAGATACAGAAGAAGACTTCACTGCAGATACAGTTCAAGATTCAAAGTTTACAATTACTGGAACAATTACTGCAAATAGAAATTCAGATACATTAACTGGTTTTGGAACACTCTTTACAACTGAATTAAGAGTTGGTGATGTATTAGAAATTAGTTCAGGTACAAATGGTGCAACAGAAAAAATTGTAATTGAAAAAATTACCTCAGATACATTAGCAACATTTTATGTTGTAGATGGGTTTTCTGTTTTATCAACTGCAGCTACCGAAAGGTCAACAATAGACAGTATTGAACAAGCAACCTTTACAAGTAGTGTGAGTAGTCTTAATACTTTTAGTGCTGGAAATTCAGACGGAACAGGAACAGGTATTATTCTTGCAGGTACAGGTACTTCAAGAACTGTTGTTGTAAAAGACCACAATGATGTTAAGTATAACGGTAAATTTAAAATTACATATGTAACAGATACTACTGTAAAATATGCTGTTTTAGGAGACCCAACAACTCCTGATACGACTGCTAATGTTGCTGCTATTATTGGGTTAACAAATAATGTAACTTCGGTGTCGGCAAAAAGAGCAAGAGCTACTTTAGCTGACCAAGAGAAAAATTTACTTATAAGAAAATTACAAAAAAGAAAAACTAAAACTTTACTCACAGAAGCTAACAATGGTGCCTCTGATACATCTTTTGTTTTTAGAAGACAGTTTGTAGGGACGATAAACTCTTCAGGTGCAATTGCTTTAAGTGCAGGAACAAATGAAACATTTGGTTCGGTAACAAACACAGATTATATTATTACAATTATTGATGATGGTGCTGCTGGTGGTACAGGTAGAGTTGGTGATATTGTTGATGCAACTGCAATCACAGTTGGTGGTACAGGGACAGGTACATTAACATTTACTTCAACTACTGTTTTTGGAACAGGTGGTGATTATAAAGTAAAAATTACCGCAACTTTAACAAAAACTTCTGCGGCAGCAAAAATTAAATCAGTAGAAAAATGTCATCTTGTTATTGTTGACAATGATGGTGTTGCTGGTGGTGCACAATATGGTAGTTCTGCTCATCATAAAGATATATCATTAGGTCATGCTGATGCATTTAATCTAAGAGGTGTTTTTGAATCTGCTACATCAAGTACTGCAGCTGTTTTACCTCAGTTCACAACAACTGTTATTTCTGGAACATTTGTACAAGGTGAAAGAATTAAGGGCGGCACTTCAGGTGCTGTTGCTGAGATTGTAAATACGATTTCTCCAATTACCTATGTACTTAAATCTGGTGTAGACTTTAGTGCAGGTGAAACTATTACAGGTGTTAGTTCTTCTGCAACTGCTGTTGTAGGAACACTTACAGCTGGGTCAACTGATGTTACTTCAAAATATTCTTTAGATACAGGACAAAGAGATAACTTTTATGACATTGCAAGAATTGTAAGAAAACCTGGTGAAACTGCAGCAGTTGGTAAACTCATAATTGTATTTGATTACTTTGAACACGCAGCCGGTGATTTCTTTACTGTTGATTCTTATTCAAGTGCTGTTGATTATGAAGACATTCCTCAATATAGTGCAACAAGAATTGACCCAGACCAAAGACAACCTGCAGGTATTTTTAATTTAGAAGATACGGTAGACTTTAGACCAAGAGTTGCCAATGCCACAATATCTGCTACAACTAATTATGAGAGTCAAGGACAATCTGCAGATAAGATTACAGGGTATTCATTTCATTTTGCTCAAAGAGCATTTACCGGAACAGGTTCGTCTATTGCAAATGTTCCAAAAGATAATTCAAGTTTCATTTATGATGTTGATTTCTTTTTAGCAAGAAGAGATAAACTTATTTTAAACATAGAAGGTGATTTTGTTGTTAAACCAGGTATACCTGCAGAAGACCCTGTTGAACCTAGAAATAAATCTCATGCAGAAAACATGGAAATTGCTACTATTAATATTCCTGCATTTACAGATAGTGTAGATGATATTACAATAAAACTTGAAGAAAATAAAAGATTTACCATGAGAGATATTGGTAGATTAGAAAAAAGAATTGAAAGAGTAGAAGAATATACAACTCTTAATTTGTTAGAACAACAAGCAGAGGCATTACAAGTTCAAGATGCAAATGGATTAGATAGATTTAAAACTGGGTTTGTTGTAGATAATTTTCAAGGACACAAAACTGGTGATGTGACGCATAGAGATTATAGTTGTTCTATTGATTATGAATTAAGAGAAATGAGACCGAAATATAATATGAAAGGTATTGCTTTAACAGAGTCAAATACCACAACTGCTACAAGAACATCTGCTGGTTATCAAAAAACAGGTGATGTATTAACATTACCATATACTGATGTCGCAACAATAGACCAACCATATGCAACTCAAGTAGAAAATGTAAATGGTCAACTATTTTATACTTGGGTTGGTGACATGACATTATCACCATCTGGTGATGAGTGGTTTGAAACAGAAAAACTTCCATCAATCGTAATTAATCAAGAAGGTAATTTTGACCAAATTCTTCAAGCTGTCGGGGGCGATGATGCTTTAGGAACTGTTTGGAATGCTTGGGAAACAACTTGGTCATCTGTAAGAGGACAACTTTTCGCAAACCAAGGAAACATATTTAGAAGTCAAGATGTATTTGAAAGAGTTATTGATAATAATGTTAGAACAGGTACAAGAACATTTGTTGGTGAGTCATTTAATATTGAAACTACAAATTCTGAAATTGTAAGAACAGATGTAATTCCATTTATTCGTTCAAGAAATGTTTCATTTACAGTAACAGGTATGTACCCAAAAACAAGAGTTTATCCTTTCTTTGATAAAACTTCTGTAATTAATAATTGTACTCCAGACACTGGTTCTTTATCTGGAACAAATACTACTAATAATATCCCAACAGCAGTTGCTGGCAATTGGGCAGTTGTTTCAAAAATTCAACTTAAATACGATAATAATGGTACTGAAGATATTACTGCTAAAATTGAAGCAGCAGATAACTCAGATGGGTTTGCAAATACCGCAGCACATACAGATATAACATCTTTCACCGTTGCAGCTGGGTCAAATGCAACTTACAATATTACATTAACTTCTGATAGAGCCCCTAATAGTGAAGGTGAACAATTCTTTAAATTTACTTTTACAAATGGAACTTCTGGTGGTACGACTGCTACAAATAGATTATATGAAATTGTATTTTTTGATGAAAACGATTCAACAATTATTACTAATGCAACTAATTCAACTGTACAAGAGTTTCAAAACTTTACTAACCCTGCAAATGCATTATTGACAACTACAAACCCACCTTCACAAGCTGAAGTTCCGGTTGATAGAGATACACCTTCAACTTTAACTGTTCAACTATTTAATGGTACAAGAACAATCACACCATCTAGTGGAACATCAATTAAATTATTACCTGGTGATGAAGACAATGATAGATTCGTTACTGGTCCTACTGGAAGAGTAAGTGGTATCTTTAATATTCCTGACCCAACAGTTTCAGGTAACCCACAATTCAAAACTGGTGATAGAGTCTTTAGACTAACCTCTTCTGCAACAAATGCTATTGAAGAGGTAAGAACCTTTGCTGAAGCAACTTACTCTGCTAAGGGTAGTTTAAATGTCGTTCAAGACACAGTTACACGAACAAGAGATGGTATTCTAAGTAGAACTTTAGTATCAGAACAAGAAGAAAGAACTCGTAGAGGGGCATTCTTAGGTAGACAAAGATGGGACCCACTTGCACAATCATTTACTTGTGATACCACTGGTGGTGAGTTTATTACAAAAATTGATTTATTCTTTTCTCAAAAAGATACAAGTGCACCAATCGTGGTTCAATTAAGAGAAATGGAAAATGGTTATCCTACAGGTAAAATATTACCATTTGGTACTGCATCATTGGAACCTGAAGATGTAAATGTTTCTGCTACTGCAGATACTGCAACAACTTTCACATTCCCATCTCCAGTATTTCTTGAAGAAAGTGTAGAATATTGTTTCGTGGTTCTTACAGACTCTAGAGATTATTTACAGTGGATTTCAGTTATGGGCCAAATAGATATTAAGGGTGGTAGATTAGTAAATGACCAACCTCATTTAGGTGCATTATTTAAATCTCAAAATAATAGTTCTTGGACAGCTTATCAATTTGAAGATATGATGTTTACAATGTATCGTGCAGACTTTAGTACAAGCACAACTTCTAGTGTTGTTCTTACCAATGATACTGTACCTTCAAAAACATTAAATGTTAATGCAATTTCAACAACAAATGCTTCTGATGTAATTAAAGTGGAACATAGAAATCATCAAATGTACAGCACATCTAATAATGTAACAATTAGTGGTGCAAGTTCTGGAGTATTTACAACTCTTTCTTCAGGTATTAATGATAGTGTAAATGCTTTAACTCTTGCAAGTGCTACAGGATTCCCATCAAGTGGAACAGTATTCATAAAAATTACAGCACCAAAAGATTCTGCTGGGGAAGTTGTTGCTGATGAAGTTATCTCAGGAACAATTTCAGGTACTGGAATTTCTAGTGCAACCAGAGGTGTTGAGGGTTCAGGTGTTGCACACTTGGCTGGAGCAACGATTGAACTTTATCAAGTTGCTGGTATTCCTTTGACACAAATAAATAAAACACATACTGCATTAACAGCATTTGGTATAGATTATTTTACATTGACAACAACTGCAAGTGCTACATCAACAGCTGCTGTTGGTGGTTCTGCAATCGTTGCAACTGAAAATGCATTGATGGATACAACTAAGATTCTTTTAAATGCATTAGAATATAACGGAACAACAATTAATGCAACTGCTAAAACAACAACTGGTACTTCACCAGATGGTTCTCAAACTCCATTTCAAAAAATAACAAATGGTATTTCTTTACCAATTAATGAAAACTTTTTCTTTGATGCACCAAGAATGATATGTTCTACTATTAATGAAACAAATGAGTTGTCAACTGCTAAATCTTATGAGATGACTTTAGCGTTAAGTACAACTAGAAGTAATTTATCACCAGTTATTGATTTAGATAAAGCATCTATAATTACTATTGCAAATAGATTAGATAATGTTGATTCAAGTACTGATGTTTTCCCTACAAGTCAATTTGTACCTGCAACCGAATCAGATGGTGATAGTAATGAAGCAATTTATTTAACAAGGCAAGTTCAATTAACAGCTTCTGCTACACAGTTAAATGTATTATTTGATGCTGTAAGACCAAGTTCTTCTGAAATACAAGTAATGTTTAAAATACTTCGTTCAGATGATTCAACTGATTTTGAAGATTTAGGTTATACATTCTTTAATACAGATGGTTCACCTGATGTTACAACAAATCCTTCAACTACAAAAAATGACTTTATAGAACATGAATATACTTCAACAAACCCAGGTGAGTTTATTGCATTTCAAATAAAAATTCGTATGCAAGGAACAAATAGTTCTGAACCTCCTAGAATAAAAAGATTAAGAGTGGTGGCAACAGCATAATGACTAAATTAAATGTAAAAGATAAACCTCATCTTGTTAGAGATACAAATTCAGGTGCAATTTTAAATATAAATGCCAGTGCATATGAAAAAAGTAAAAGAATAAGAATAGATGCAGAAAAACAAAGAGATGAGCTAAGAGGTGCAGTAAGAGAGATAAATAATATTAAATGTGAAATGCACGAAATGAAACAATTATTAATAAAACTAATAGAGAAATAAAATGGCAGATAGAAGCGTATTAGCGTCAAATACTTTTGAAACATTCCGAACAACATTTAATTCGTTAAGTGCTGATATTGGTGATATTGCTAGTGTAACTGGTGCTTCTGGAACAATTGCATCTGCAACTGATGTTATTGAAGCAGTTGTACAATTAAATGCAGCTGTTTTTGACCCATCAACAGATATTACTTTTTCAGGTGATAATACATATTCTGGTACTGCTAATTTTACAAGCACTGTAACAATGAGTGGAACTAAAAATTTTACTGGAACTACTAATCTTGCTGGATTAGTTTTTAGTACAAGTGGTATAACTTTTGCAGATAGTACTACACAGACAACTGCAGCCACTACACAGGCTTTTGCTATATCAATGGCCGTAGCACTGGGATAAGGAGAAAACATGGCTAATAATTTTAAAAATGGATTTAAATCTATTCTCACTGCTGGGGAAAACTATCAATCTACTGGTAGTGCAACACTAAATGCAACTGGACCACAACAGATTTATGTCGCAAATAATGGTTCAGGAGTCAATTCAATTTTAATTGAATTAGATGCAGCTAATACTGGAAGTTCAGCTATTCAAGCTACTGCTTTCGTTCAAGATTATTCTGCAAGTTTAGGTACAATTACTTCTGTGGTTTCATCAAGTGATACTGCAACAGTAACTGCTGGTTCTGCTCATGGTCTTACAACAGGTCAATATGTTTATGTATCAGGTTCATCAACTGCTTATGTCAATGGAATTTATAAGATTACACGAACTGCTGCTACGACATTTACATATGCACAAAATTCAAGTGCATCCAATGGTACTGCTGCTGGAACAATTTTAATTTATCCAGCATATCATATTGTAAAAGATGCACCCATTCCGACAAACTCAACTTTAAAAATTGTTGACGGACAAAAGATTGTTTTAAATTCAAACGATGCTGTTTATGCATACGCATCGGCTGGAACTGTTGATATCGTATCAGCAATACTAGAAGATGTAACATAGGATTAAATTAATATGTCATATATTGGAAGACCTTTTTTAAATGTTCCTGCAAACACTTTTGCAAAAGAAGATTTTACTGGCGCAGACACAGGTACAAATAATAGTATAACAAACTCTATTGTTTTGTCAAGAGAAATACCTGGGTTGAATGCTTCAAATGTTGAAGTGTTTATAAACAATGTTAGACAGGAACCAGATGTTGCATATTTTATCAGAGATGATAGTACAGGTGTTCCAATCATTATAGAATTTTCAGAGGCATTAAATACTAATGATTCTATTTATATTATTCACAAAGGGTTAGGCCCAGGAACAGAGAGAACAGGAATTGCAGCTGGTTCTGTTACTGCAACAATGTTAGCAGATAGTTTAAAAGAGTTTACTTTAAATTCTTTTACAGGTGATGGTACAGATACAACATTTACACTTGCGGCTGCACCTAATAATGCAAATTCTCTTTTAGTGACTGTTGACGGTATCGTACAAAAACCAGCAACAAACTATTCTGTTTCATCAACAACTCTCACATTTACTTCTGCACCAGCAAACAATGCTGAGATAGAAGTTAGAGATTTAGGAATAAGAACCTCAGTTCGTAGAGGAACTGGTTATACTACTGATATACTAACTGTAAGTGGTAGTTCAACAAGTACAATGTCATTATCAAGTTCAGTTCTAGCTGATGATGTTTTTATTTCAATTAATGGTGTATTACAAACACCGACATCTGCTTACACAGTAAGTGGTGCAACTGTAACTTTTGCTTCAAATCTATCTGACGGAGATAGTGTAGTGGCAAGGTATCAAAGATAGAGAAATATTAATGGCAATAAGTAAAATAACAACTAGAGGATTTAATTTTGCAAATGCACTCTCAAGAGGTGATTTCACAGACGCTTCTTTTGGTGATATTATTTTATTAGAAAATGAATTAGGTGCATTATTAATGGACGCCAGTGCTGATGGTGTTGATGTTGATGGTCATATTTTATATAATGACAATAATTTTGAAACTGGCCCAAGCGTAGGACTAGAAGATGCAACGATTGACTAACAAGTTAGGAGAGTAAAATATGACAAATCCTTTAACCGGTTTAACAAAAATTTCTATTGCTAACCTTGAAGACGGAACTATTACATCAGCTCAAATTGCAGACGGAACTATTACAAATACAGATGTAAATGCTAGTGCTGCTATTGCGGGTACTAAGTTAGGAACAGTACCTGTATCAAAAGGTGGAACAGGATTAACTTCTGTCGGTGATGCAGGTCAAGTAGTGCAAGTTAATAGTGGTGGTAGTGCTTTAGAATTTGCAGATGCAGCAGGTGGTGGGTTAATACATCTAAATACAACTACTGTGGATAATGCAGCTTCTATTATTTATAATAATACATTAATTACCTCAGCACATGATGTATATAAAATTGTATATTCAAATTATGTTCCAATAACTAATGATACAACTTTAAGATTACAAGTAAGCACAGATAATGGAAGTAACTTTTTAAGTGCTATAAATGGCAGAAGATATAATCAAATAAATGGCACAACCCATGCAAACCAAAATGGGGTAGATGCTGGTACTAATAGCATTTTAATGGGTTTGGCTTTAGGTGGAACTCCTGCTAATGGAGTTTGTAGTGGAGAGCTAACAGTAGCAGGAGTTAATAACGCAGTTAGTTATAAACATTGTTGGGGTAAAGCTGTGTTTCATGTAGCAGACACATCTAATTTTTTTTGGCAAGACAATGCTTCATATGTTAATTCTGCTTCTGATATTGATTACTTTAAAATTAGTAGCACAAGTGGAAATTTGGAAAGTGGAATATTTCATTTATATGGGTATGCTAAATCGTAGGAGATAAATTATGGCAACACTTTATAAAATAGTTAATGGCGAAAGAATAGCTATGACAGATGCTGAAACTACTGCAAGAGAAGCAGAAGAAAAGGTATGGGAAGATGGTGCTGTTAATAGAGGAGTTGAACAAATAAGAATAAGAAGAAATCAACTTTTAACAGAAAGTGATTGGACTCAAATGATAGATATTACAGATAAAAGAATGGATAATCTTACTAAGGGTAAGTGGCAAACATATAGAGAAAATTTAAGAGATATTACAGACGGACTAACAACTACAACTAAAATTAAAAATGTAACTTGGCCAACAAAACCAAGTTAAGGAAAATAAATGTCATATATTGGAAACGAACCTACTTTCGGAGCATTTGAAAAACAGAACATTACTGGTGATGGTAGTAATAGTCAATTTACTTTAACTCACCCAGTTGCTTCTGCTTCTTCAATATTAGTATCTCTTGGTGGTGTAATTCAAGAACCTGAAGCTGCATATACTATTTCTTTTGTAAGTGGTGAACCTAAGATTACTTTTGCTTCTATACCTACAAATGGAATTAAGATTTTTGTTATCTATCTTGGTAGACAAGCATTAACTCAGTCAGCTGCTTCTTTTACTGCGAACCCAACTGTTGATGCTTTTACAGGTGATGGTTCAGATACAACTTTTACTTTATCAACAACACCAGCACTACCAACTAAAACAATGTTAGTATTTGTAAATGGTGTATTTCAAAAATACACGACAAACTATTCTGTTTCAGGAACAACTTTAACATTTACTTCTGCACCAGCAAATAATGCTGTCATTGTTGCTATTAATATGAATAATAGCTCAGAAGTTGTGATATCTAGTGTTTCAAATAATTCAATTACAAATGCAAAATTAAGTTTAAATTATGCACCTTCATTTTTTACAGGTGATGGTTCATCAACTGCTTTTACTCTAACAGAAAGTAATCATACTCAGAACACTTTATTAGTTACAGAAGATGGTGTTTTACAAAGACCAACAACTAAATACTCTGTTTCAGGAACAACTTTAACATTTGTAACTGCACCATCTAATGGTGTTGAAATTGGTGTTAGATATTTACCATTTGGTGCAACGAGTTAGAAATAAAAAATGACAAAGTTTAATGATACTTTAGATAACACTTTAGGAATTACAGATATTGTTGAAAAACAACTTGAGGTTGTTTCACCTAAACCTAAACCTGTTGTTAAAACAAATGATAATGAATTAGAAAATGATTATAAGTATCAAAGGGAAAACTTCTATCAATTAGTTGAAAGAGGACAAGATGCAGTACAAGGTATATTAGACCTTGCAAGGGAGAGTGAACACCCAAGAGCTTTTGAAGTTGCAGGTAATTTAATTAAACAAGTTGCTGATGTAACTGAAAAACTTGGAGATTTACAATTAAAAATGCAAAAATTAAAAGAAATTCCAAGTAATGCACCAAAGAATGTAACTAATGCATTATTCGTAGGCTCAACTACTGAACTTCAAAAAATGTTGAAGAATAATGCCAAAGACAACAATAACATCAAATGACTCTATCGGCCCAATGAAGTCGTAAATAGTTCAATAACATCTGCCAAGTTTTCTGGTAGTGCTATTTCCCCACCTTCAAGAATTACTGCACCACAATTAAAAGTGATTAAAAATTTGTAATGTTTTCTTTTATTATAAATATTGAAAGAAAAGGGAAATATTATGGCAATTCCAAATTCAAAGAGTACTTTCAAAGAATATTGTTTAAGAGCATTAGGAAAGGGAGTTATTGACATTAATGTTAGTGATGACCAAGCAGATGATAGAATAGATGAAGCTCTTCAATATTATTTAAACTATCACTCAGATGGTGTAGAGAGAGTTTATTTAAAACATCAACTTACAGAAGCAGAAATTACACGAATGAAAAGTAATGAAACAGCTGTTACTGCAACTGACTTAGTTGATTCTACGATTACAGCAGATTGGTTACAACAAGAAAATTATATTCCTGTTCCTGATACTGTATTATCAGTTAATAAAGTTTTTCCAATAACAGACCAACTTACAACAAATATGTTTGATGTAAGGTATCAATTAAGATTAAATGATTTATATGATTTTAGTTCAACCTCTATTATTAATTATGAAATGACAATGAGGCATCTAGATTATTTAGACCATATTCTAACTGGTGAGATGCCAATACAATTTAAAGAACATCAAAATCGTTTATACATTTATACTGATGTAGACACTAATTTTAATGATACAGAGTTTCTTTTAATTGAATGTTATCGTAAATTAGACCCAGACACTTATACAAGTGTATATGATGATATGTACCTTAAAAGATATGCAACCGAATTATTAAAAAAACAATGGGGTGCTAACCTATCAAAGTTTAATGGTGTTGCGATGTTAGGTGGAGTTACAATGAACGGAGAACAAATCTATTCACAAGCAATAGAAGAGATTCAAAGGTTAGAAGAACAAATTCAACTTCACCATGAATTGCCAATAAACTATATGATAGGATAATTTATGTCGGTTAATAAATTTTTTCATACTAGCAATAAACATTCTATTGCTACCGAAAGAAGTCTTTATAGTGATTTAGTAAAAGAGGCTATACAAATTTATGGTCATGATGTATTTTATGTCAATCGTACTTTTGTAAAAGAAGATAGTTTATTTGGTGAAGACACACTTTCTAAATTTACAGATTCACAACAAGTGGAAATGTATATAGAAAATGCAGAAGGTGGTCTTGAGGGTGAAAAAGAATTAGTTTCTAAATTTGGTCTTGATATAAAAGATGAAATTACTTTTGTTGTTAATAAAGAAAGATTTCAAGATTTAACTCATCAAGTTTCAATAGAAGTAGGAACAGACTCAGAAGCTGGTGGTTCAATATTATTAGAAGACGGAACAGTAGAATCTAAACTTGATGTTGGTGCTTCTTATATTGTAACTGAAGATACTGTAACAGATGCAGATAGACCTTTAGAAGGTGATGTAATCTATCACCCTATTCTTGGTAAATTATTTGAAATAAGTTTTGTTGACCATGATGAACCATTCTTTCAATTAGACAATAATCCAGTTTATAAATTAAAATGTAGAACCATGGAATATGGTAGTGAAGATATTAATACTGGTATTGATACTTTAGATGCTGTTGAAACTGATAGTAGTTTAGATTCTTTAGAATATCAATTTACTTTAGAACAACCAAGTACATATACTGAAAATTTTGCATTAGAAGATAATAGTTTGTTATTAGAAGAAACTGATGGTGATAATATTATAACAGAAACACAATTTGGTGGAGTTTCATTACTCTTAGAAACAAGTGATATATATTATATGAGAATAAATAATAAAACAAATACTTTAGAAGATGAAGAAGTAATTATAGGACAAACTTCAGGTGCAATCGGAAGAGTAAAATATGTAGGTAGTGACCAGATTGATTTTGAATATATAAGTCATACTTCTTTTGAAAACGGTGAAATTATAAAAGGTCAAACATCTGCTTCTACGGCTACCATTCAAGACCTAGAAGAAGAAAATCACTATCTAATTAACGAAGACTTTAGTATTGATACTATTGACGAACAAGCACAAAACGAATTATTTGAGAATCTAGATAATACTATATTAGACTTTAGTGAATCAAATCCATTTGGTGATGCTGGGAGATTATAATGTTAGGACAACAATTTTATCATGAAACAATCAGAAAAATGGTTGTTTCTTTTGGAACAATTTTTAACAACATAAACATTGTTAGAAAAAATAATGCTGGTGCGACAGTTCAAGCAATGAAAGTTCCATTGGCCTATGGCCCTAAACAAAAATTCTTATCTAGAATTAGAGAAGATGCAAGTTTAAATAAAGCAACTGCAATTACATTACCTAGACTTGCATTTGAAATTCAAACAATATCTTATGATTCAACTAGAAAATTAAACAGAGTTACAAGAATTAAAAAACCAAGTAGTAAGGGTTCATCTAAGATGGATTCACAATATATGCCAGTGCCATATAATATAGATTTTTCTTTATTTGTAATGGCAAAAAATGGTGATGATGCCTTACAAATTTTAGAACAAATTTTACCTTTTTTTCAACCAGAATATACAATTACAGTAAATGATAATTTGGATATGAAATCAAAAAGAGATATACCTATTGTTTTAACAGGTCTTGATTATGAGGATAATTATGAAGGTGATTTTACAACAAGAAGAGCAATTGTTTACACATTATCTTTTACTGCAAAGTTTTATTTGTATGGTCCTGTTACTTCACAATCTGTTATTAAACAAGTTCAAGTTGACCAATATACAGATTTACCTGATGCATCTCCTAAAAGAGAACAAAGATATGCTGTTACCCCAGAACCAACATCTGCTGAGGCTGATGATAATTTTGGATTTAACGAAACAACTTCTTTTTTTGAAGACGCCAAAAATTTTAATCCAGAAACTGGAACTGACAAATAGATAAATAAGAGTAGGGGAAATTAAATGCCAATAAGAACAATCGTTAATAGAGCAATAGAATCAGCAGAACATGGTAATGGTGGTATTTTATTAAATGCAACAGATGGTTCAGCTTCAAACGCTGGTAGTTTTTTAGTTTTAGATGCTAGTAAAGCTAGTACAGTTGATGTAAATGAAAAAATAGAATTTGAATTTGGAACAACTGATGCAAGCGTAGGGCTAGAAGATGCAACCATTGGATAACAAGTTAGGAGAATAAAATATGGCTTTAACAAAAATTAAAGGTGTTGTCATTGATGACGAAACTATTACAACAGACAATATTTTAGATGGCACTATTGATAATGCTGACATAAAAAATTCTTCTATTGATGTCACATCAAAATTAACTGGTTCTGTTCCAACAGCAAACTTATCTAACGCAACTGCAGCAGTTGGGAACGCAACTGCATCAGATAAAGGGATATCTTCATTTAGTAGTGATAATTTTGCAGTTTCTAGTGGAGCTGTAACCATTAAAGATTTAGGAGTAGCTACTGCCGAAATACAAGCTAATGCTGTAACGGGAGCTAAATTTAATGCTGATGTTATAAGTGGGCAAACAGAACTTGCAGCAGAACCTGCTGACACAGACGAGTTTTTAGTTAGTGATGCAGGGGTATTAAAAAGAATAGACTATTCTCTTATCAAAGGGGGTGGTGCAATGACATTACTCAATACAACAACTATTTCTTCAAGTACTAATTTAATAGATTTTAATAGTTCACTTATAACCTCTACCTATAAAGTATATGAATTTCATTTGATAGATATGATTACCAATGGTGATGGTGAAACTGGATTTGGTGTGCGATTTTCTGCTAATAATGGAAGCTCAGTTCCATCTTCTGGTTATAGACATCTTACTCGTAGATTTAATGAGGGTGGAACTAGTGATATTAGTATACAAGGTTCAACTGACGACCAAATAAAGGTTACAAATATGAATGGTGTTTTTCATGGAATGGCTACTGGTGAAGGTATTAGCATGGTAGTAAGAGTTTATAACCCAACAGGGAGTGGCCAAACTAGATTGACTTTTGATGGTATTAGTATAGCAGATAGAAACACAGGACATAGTGATGAATCTATGACAATTTGGTCGGGTGGTGGTATGGAGTCTGCACCTTCAGCAGTTAATTTTATAAGATTTACATATCAAATAGCATCATTTACAAGTGGAGTAGTAAAATTATATGGAATTGTATAGCATCATAAGGACAATATAGAGGAGATAAATTATGGCAACACTTTATAAAATGGTTAATGGAGAAAGAGTAGCTTTAACTGATGTTGAAACTACTGAAATAGAAGCAGAGGAAAAAGCATATAGTGAAGGTGAAAAAGATAGAAACCTTGAACTAATTAGAAATGTACGATTAGGTCTATTACAAGAAACAGATATATATGCTTTATCAGATATGACTTTATCAACAGATATGAAAACTTATAGACAAGCATTAAGAGATATTACGAGTGGTTTAGATACTGTTGAAAAAACACGAACTAAACTAGAAAGAGATACTGATGGTTCTTATAAAAACTTTCCTACTAAACCTTAACAAGAGGAAATAATGCAAAAGGAAATTAAAACAATTTACACAGAAAAAATACAATCACAATCACAAACACTTCTACAATCAACAGACTGGTTAATTGTTAGAAAATCTGAAGATTCAAGTAAAGCTATTCCAAGTGCAGTTACAACATTTAG